GTTCTTTACTTACGAGGTTCCTGGCGCACGATTCACGCCTAAGTTTAAAGCTAGGTTGTGGGACGGTAAGGTTCGTCTATACTCCTTAATTAAGAAAACTATATACGCAGGTTTATACCAATATATCTTAGAGTTCGCTCAACGAAACAACTATCAGATAGATTTTCAAGCCAACAACGACTTTGATAAACCGTTGGACCTACACAACTATTCCTTGGAAGAGGTTGGTAAGTTCATCAACGACTTGGAACTATACGGACGCGGTAAACCTATTGAGGCCCGCGACTATCAAATTGAAGCTGTGAGAACGGCTTTAAACATGAACAGAACAGTTCTACTTTCCCCAACAGCGTCTGGTAAATCGTTTATGATCTATTGTTTGATGCGTTGGCACTTGGAGGAGGGTAGAAAAACTATCATCGTGGTTCCAACAACTTCGTTGGTTGAACAGATGTACTCAGACTTTGAGGACTACTCAACGCACAATCAATGGTCCGTTAAGACTCACTGTCAAAAATTATACTCAGGCTTTACACGTGACATCAATTCAGAAGTACTTATCACAACGTGGCAGTCGATATATAAACAACCTAAGCAGTGGTTTGAACAATTTGACGTGATCGTTGGAGACGAGGCGCATCAGTTTAAAGCTACCTCGTTGATATCGATTATGGAGAAGCTTCAACACGTTAAGTATCGCATTGGTACAACAGGAACCATCGATAACAAGAAGCTTAATCAGTTAACGCTTGAAGGTTTGTTTGGTCCAGTTCATCGAGTCACAACGACAAAAGAACTTATGGATTCTGGCAAGGTTGTAAACATCGACATCAACTGTATCGTTCTTAAATATCCTGAGGACGTTAGGAAAGCTTGTAAGGAGTTTACATACAACGACGAGATGCAGTTCCTTATATCTTCACCAACGCGAAACAAATTTATTAGAAACCTTGCTGTAAACTGTAAGGGTAACACGTTGGTCTTATTCCAGTACGTTGAGAAACACGGTATACCATTATACGAAGCTATCAAAGCGAAGGCGCCGGAAAAAAATGTCTATATAGTACACGGCGGCGTTGATACTTTGGATCGCGAAGACATTCGTAAGAACACGGAGCTTGGCGACAACACAATCATCGTAGCTTCCTACGCAACGTTTTCAACGGGTATAAATATTCCTAGTATAGAGAACATTATATTTGCTTCACCAACTAAGTCTAAGATTCGTAACCTTCAATCGATTGGACGAGGATTAAGGTTGAAGGAAGGTAAGACACATTTGAAGCTATACGACATCGCAGATAATTTACAGCATAAATCAAGAAAGAACCACACATTGAATCATTTTATCGAGCGCGTTAAGATCTACTCGGAAGAAAAATTTGACTATAAAGTCCACGAGGTAAACATCTAATGCAGGGCGACAGATACATAGTACTTAAATTAGTCTCAGGCGAAGAGATCATAGCCCACTTGATTGGTGAGGACGACTATGAGATTAAGATTTTATTTCCAATGATTGTTAGACACGTGCCGCGCATGACTCCACATGGGCCAGGAGAATCTATTTCAATGTCTCCATACACATACTTCTCTGCGGAAGACGAATACACTTTCCATAAGAATCAAATCATATTCATTAAAGATTTAGACGCGAGGTACGAGGCTGAGTATAACCGTGCGATAGACGATTTCGTAGGGTCTCATACCCCACAGCCATATAATCCTGAAGAGCTCCAGGAATTGACGGACAAACTACAAACGATGTTTAAGGATAAGTTGAAAGAGGAAGATATTGACGATTTACCATTCATAACAGTTGATATTCCTAAAACTATTCATTAACCACTACGCGACCAACCGATATAGTTATATTAACACTTCCAGAATTTAATGTACAATTATTTTTTATTATTCTTCGTATTAATACTCGGCTACGAAATTTGGCTTTATTATACCGACGATGAGGACGACGAGTAAATAATTTTACTTTATAGTCAATACAGTATATAATTATCTTATTATTAACAAAGGTGAAAACAAATGACTGAAAAAAAACCAGTCCACTACGTCAACAACGCTGACTTTTTGGAAGCAATTCAGAAGTATCAGAAAGCGTGCTCGGAGGCGGAGTCTTGTGGAGATCCAAAACCAATCATCCCAAACTACTTGGGTGAGTGTATCTTAAAAATCGCAACGAAGTTAGCTAACAGGCCAAACTTTATCAACTACAGTTACAAGGACGACATGATCCTCGACGGTATCGAGAACTGTATCATGTACTTTGACAACTTCGACCCTGAGAAAAGCAGCAACCCATTCTCATACTTCACACAAATTATCTACTACGCTTTCCTTCGTAGGATCGACAAAGAGAAGAAACAATCATACATCAAGGGTAAACTTATCCGCGACACAACGATTGAATCCTTTGATGTTCAAGACTTAGACAACGACGGCGAGTTCCACAACTCATACATTGGATTCATGCAGCAACATGGAACCTTTGACGAGGGATTTGAGGAGCGAAGAAACGCCAAGAAGAAAAAGAAAAAGAAGACGGGACTTGACGAACTATTGGAGGAACCAAACCTAGATGAGTAAGTTTATACTTCTTGGCGACACACACTTTGGAATTCGTGGAGACTCAATCAAGTTTCACGACTACTATAAAAAATTCTACAAGGATATCTTTTTCCCTTATGTTGACGAACACAACATTCAAACTATTATTCAGCTGGGCGACCTATTTGACCGTCGTAAGTTTATCAACTTTAATACTTTGGCTGAGTGTAAGCAGTACTTCTTTGACGAACTAAAGTCTAGGCCGCAAGTTAAGTTTATAACGCTGTTAGGCAACCACGACATCTTTTGGAAAGAGTCGCTTAAAGTAAACTCAACCGGTTTAATCCTTGGTGAATATGATTTTACTTTAATTGAAAAACCTGATACAATAGACATAGATGGTACAAAAATTGATCTTATACCGTGGATATGCAAGGAGAATGAGGATGATGTATTTAAGTTTATTGATAGCTCTAAATCTGATATTTGCTGTGGTCATTTTGAGATAGCTGGATTTCCCATGTATCGTGGTATGCACGCCGAGGAAGGCTTGTCCCACGATATGTTTGCAAAGTATGAACGCGTTTGGTCCGGTCACTACCACACAAAGTCCAAAGCGGAGAACATTGAGTACATTGGTACGCCCTATGAAATGACTTGGCAGGACGCTGGAGACGCAAAAGGATTCTCAGTGTTTGATACTGAGACCAGAAGTTTACAATTCGTTCCTAATACCTTTACAATACATGAGAAAATCCTTTACAATGACAAGGATCAGGAACCAATAGATTTAAAAACAATAGACATAAAGGAGAAGTACGTCAAACTCGTCGTAGTTAATAAGACTGACTTATATAAGTTCGATCGATTCGTTAACGAGATGTACACAAAAGAAGCGCATGAAATTAAAATCATTGAGGATTTATCTGAGTTCAATGAAGGTACCATTGACTCTGAGATTAATCTGGAAGATACTCTTAGTATTCTTAGTAATTATGTTGATTCCGTCGAAACGGACGGAGATAAAGAAGCTATTAAAACGGTCTTAAAAGAGTTGTATATGGAAGCAATCAATCAGGAGGTAGTGTAATGTTTAAAGAGATTAAAGACGCGAATGGAAAATTCTTTGCCAGCGTTGAGGTAACCGGCGAAGTGATTCAATTGATCGTGCACAACGACGTTGGAAACGGTAACACAGTATTAAACCTGCCAAAGTATATCCTACCACAATTAGTCGAGGGTCTATTAGACGGAGCCATTAATTGATTATATTTAAGTCTGTAAGTTGGAAGAACTTCTTATCAACAGGCAACGCAGTAAACAAAGTAAACCTAAACGAACACTCAACAACATTAATCGTTGGAAAGAATGGGGAGGGTAAGTCCACTATCCTTGATGCACTTACTTTCTCCCTATTCAATAAGCCGTTCCGCGACGTAAATAAAAACCAACTCGTCAACTCAATCAATCAAAAGAACTGTGTTGTTGAGATCGAGTTCGACATTGGTCCTACACAGTATAAAGTTATTCGCGGCATCAAGCCAAACATCTTTGAGATCTATCAGAACGGAACCATCATCAACCAAGACGCAGCGGTGAAGGACTATCAAGCTGTGCTCGAACAACAGATCCTCAAATTAAACTATAAAACTTTTACACAGGTTGTTATCCTAGGTTCAGCCTCGTTCGTTCCTTTCATGCAGCTACCGTTAGGTCAACGCCGCGACGTTATTGAAGACATCTTAGACATCAAAGTATTCTCAACGATGAACAACATCTTAAAAGAAAAGATGGCTGAGAACAAAGAAAACATATCAGCGATTGAGACTGAGATGAAGATCCTAACTGAACAAGCTAAGGCTCAACAGAAACTAATCGACTCGCTCCAAACATCCAAAGATCAAAACACAAAACTTATCCATGATAAGATTGAAGCCAACATCGCAGAGATAAACGATAAGAGTCATTTGGTGGACTTATTAAACAAAGACGTTGAGGAGTTGAACTCATCGTTGTCAGCTAAGATGGACGTTGATAGAAACTTAGACCTATGTAAAACAAACATGAGTAAGCTTCAACAAAAGATGTCTGGGATTGACGAACACCTGTCGTTCTTCAGCAACAACGAGACGTGTCCGTCTTGCGAACAAGGCATCCAACACGATCACAAAGACAAGATCATTAATAAGATCACGGCTGAAAAACAAACCATCAATAATGGTATGTCCACTTTAAACTCTGCATACACCAAGTTGTCTGAAGACTTAAAAGCTAAACAGGAACTATTGAATCAGATCCAAGACAAGAACATCTTAATCTCAACTGAGATCAACGCGATCAACTTATTAGTTAAAGCCAACGCTCAATTTGAAAATGAGATTAACGGCTTATCAGTACAAGGAGACATCGACTCTGAGAAAGCTAAGTTGAAAGACCTAGCGACAGGCGCGGTTGAAAAGAACAACGACAAGCTTAAGTTGGTTGGTGAAAGAAACCTCCAAGAGATCGCAAGCATGCTGCTTCGCGATACAGGCATTAAAACGTCTATCATCAGGGAATATCTACCCGCGATGAATAAGTTAATCAACATGTACTTATCGTCAATGGACTTCTTTGT